GTACTCAGAAAGAACACATGGATATTGCTAACGCCTGTAAGCAAATCTTTGTGGAACAATTTCCTGTTTGTGCTGAAGCTTTGGAGTGGAATTGATGCCTACTTATCCTGTTAAAAATTTAAAAACTGGAGAAACAAAAGAACTCTACATGTCTATGGCAGAGTATGTCCAGTGGAAAGAAGAGAATCCCGATTGGGACAAAGATTGGTCACAAGGTTGTGCTAGTGCTGGCGAAGTCGGTGACTGGCGCGATAAAATGTCCAAGACACATCCTGGTTGGAAGGATGTGATGTCTAAGGTAAAACAAGTTCCTGGTTACGGGAACTCAACACGTCACAAAGATAGTTATCAGTGGTAATTTATGGCAAGAGGAAGAGGTAACAAAGGTCCAGTCCCCCCTGGGATGTCTCGGAAACAGATGAAGCGTAAGAAGCCAATCAATGAGTCTTACCTTCTGGATATCACACCACTGACAGACAACCAAGAGTTGTTCTTTGATCAGTGGGGAGAAGGTAAAAACATTTTTGCTTATGGTGCAGCAGGTACAGGTAAGACATTCATTGCTTTGTACTTGGCAATGAAGGACATTCTCAATGAGGAATCTCCTTATGAGAAACTTTATATTGTCCGCTCACTTGTAGCAACTAGAGAGATTGGTTTCCTCCCTGGTACACATGAAGATAAAGCATCGCTCTATCAGATTCCTTACAAGAACATGGTGAAGCACATGTTTGAGATGCCCGATGACAATAGTTTTGAGATGCTATATGAAAATCTGAAGCATCAAGAAACAGTTTCGTTCTGGTCTACCTCATTCCTTCGTGGTACTACTTTGGACAATGCTATTGTTATTGTTGATGAATGTCAGAACCTGAACTTCCACGAACTTGATTCAATCATGACCCGCATCGGGCAAGATAGTAAGATCTGTTTCTGTGGAGATGTTAATCAGTCTGACCTTCAGAAAACAAATGAACGCACAGGTATCCTTGACTTCCAACGTATCCTAGAGAACATGGAAGAGTTTTCTATGGTAGAATTTGGAGTGAATGATATTGTACGTTCTGGACTTGTTAAGTCTTATTTAATTAGTAAAATGTCGCTAGGTTTGTAATGCACTTGTTTAATCATGTTGGTGATCTGACTCCTGTTGAGATGACCGCAGAAATGGTGGATGGTAAACGTGTCTACCTTACACCATCTGGCAATCAATATCCGTCAATCACCACCGTGATTAGCAATAACTCCAAAAAGCAAGCAGGTCTTGCTAAGTGGAGAGCACGTGTCGGTAAAGAAAAAGCAGCGAATATCTCTGCACGTTCCGCAGGTCGTGGCACAAAATACCATAGCATCACGGAAGACTATCTAAACAACTGTCTTAGTTTGAAGGATTATAATAAATTTCCACTTCCCGTGCTGATGTTTCAGCATTCGCGGGATGTTTTGGACCGCATAAATAATATTTACTTACAAGAAGCAGCACTTTATTCCGATCATCTTGAAGTTGCTGGTCGCGTTGATTGTATCGCAGAGTTTGATGGAGTTCTTTCTATCATTGACTTTAAGACTGCTGCAGAACCTAAAAAAGAAAGTTATCTTTACGATTATTTTGTCCAAGAGACTGCATATGCTTGCTGTCTTCAGGAACTTTATGGTTTGACTGTGAAACAACTTGTTACTATTGTTGCTTGCGAGAATGGTGAGACTCAAGTAAAAATTGTTCCACCTAAAAAAGAATATCTCCTTCAGTTAATCCAGTACATAGAAGAATACCAGACACGATATGGAAAAAAAGAACCTATTAGAGGATAAATTTATGACAAGCGCGAAATTTTCTCAAGAGGTTGAGAAAATTGCATTAAATAATGCAGACATGAACTATATTGACGCCGTTCTACATCTCTGTGAACTTAATGAGATTGAGGTGGAATCCGTACCTAAATTAATCTCAAAACCATTGAAAGAAAAACTAAAATATGAGGCGCAGAAGTTAAACTTCATCAAGAAAACCTCTAGAGCAAAATTAATGTTAGTGTAATGGGTAATTTTTTCCAGTCTGAACTAGTACGTGGTGACATTCAAGAGATGACAGCACTTCAGGAATTTTGTTTCCGTTGTGCAATGAATCTTACTCTTCTTGACCGTGAAGAAAAAATTGAATACTTTGAGGCACTAGCCCAACTAATTGAAAAACAAAAGATTTTTCATGCTCGCATCTGCTTGAGTGATGATCCCGAAGCAAAGTCTGTTGCCGAAAACATCAAGCAAGCAGTTGTTTTACTTGGGGGAGATAATAATCTTCATCCAAATGATATGTTTGACGAACTCTTGAATAAAGTAAAAGAATTCACGGACCAGTTGAGAAGTGGCACAGGGGATTGACGCCCGACCCTGTGCCCGTGTATAATGACTGAGTGATAGGGCATCACAGACCAAATCCAAACTAATCCGAGAAAATCCTATGTCTTTCGCAGATCTGAAGCGTAAATCCCAGAACAATTTTGACTTCCTCCAGAAGGAACTTGAAAAGTCATCCAGCGGTAAGAACGTTGATGACCGTTTCTGGAAACCAGAGGTTGACGCTTCTGGCAACGGGTACGCTGTTATCCGTTTCCTCCCCGCCCCTGAAGGTGAGACTATTCCCTGGGCAAAAGTGTACTCCCATGCCTTTCAAGGTCCTGGTGGTTGGTACATTGAAAACTCCCTGACCACTCTCAACGAGAAGGATCCCGTTGGTGAAGTCAACCGCCGTCTCTGGAACAGCGGTAGTGATGAAGACAAAGAGACTGCTCGT